ATTTAGGAAAGCGACCGCAAACCGCTTGCCTATCCCATTGCATATCCGCCACCTAGAGCCCGCGCCACATCCCCACCTAGTAAGGGAACGCAGCATCCATCGCCGGCCCGGTAGATCCCGCGTCGCTATCCCTACCGCATGAGCCCGCGTCCAATCACTCTCACCGCAGCATTAGTCGGGTAGCTAGTGCTGCCCTGCTCTTCGCTTGCGGTATTTCTCAGCCTAGTCTCACGCGCTCGCAAGCTTGAGCCCGCAACTACCTAGCCTGCCTGCCCTGCCCTGGCCCTACTGCCCGCCATGTTCCTCGCACGTTCTATTCCTCTCTGCCGCAACCCTCGCATCATCACTAACCATGCGGGATACACATACATATGACCGCTTGCTTGCGAATCCGATTCACTCTGAGATCGGCCCGTGCGCAGGCTCCCCCGCACCCCTTCGCGGGACTCCGACGCCGCCAACTCCATGAGACTCCCCCCCATCGGCATACGTCTAGATCCCCCCCTTGTTGTGGCTACATCGTTGCCACAAAGTGTTGCCACATTCGTCCGGTGGATAGCGTAGTGTTGCCACAAGTGAGTCGCACCGAGAGCATCCGGTTCCGGGTCAGCCCGGAGGAGAAGGCCGAGCTAGAGCAGCGGGCCGGGTCTATGAGCGTTAGCGCGTTCGTTCGGGAAGCGGCTCTCCATAACGCGGCCCCGTCGTCACCCGACTCACGTTCCTCCCAAAAGGGTGGTTGCAACGCCGCAGCGGATACCGAGCAGGGACGGGCTGCTCCCGCATCTTCACCTATGCCGGCGCAGTCGTGGCGCGGCCGGGTCAATCAGCTTGTCCGCCAGGGCGTTCCGCAGCGGGCGGCGGAGCGGGTTGCCGATCAGGAGTTGCGATGAGCCGGGAGAGTCGTGGGTGACTGCCCTGACTGCGGCGACCCTCACTCGGGTTGGTGTCGGCCTATGGTCGGGCGGCTGCTCGCCGAGGTTCAGATGCTCACCCGCGTCGATACGAAGGTCGCTGACGTGATGCTGAGGCTGGCGAGCCTTGAGACACGGGTTCGGGAGCTCGAAAGGCAGGAGAGGGAATGGCATTGACCCGCTCGCCTAGCGTCTTCTCGGTTGGGGATATCGTCCGAGCCGACCTTTGGGACGCTGCCGCGCAGTCCTATCGCTCCGATGTGGTCAAGGTGTGGGGGTTCGCGGCGGGCGGGCGGTTCGTCTTGTTCGACTACTGCGGCGAGCGCCAGATGCGGCCGGTTCGGAGGATTCGTCGTGTCTAAGGGCACGGTCCAGCTTCGCCTCGATCCGTTGGAGCGGGCGCTTTGGGAACGGCTTGCCGAACGGCGCGGGACCAATCTCTCGGAGCTGATCCGCGGGGCGGTTCGCAAGGAACTGTCGGTCCCTGACGGCAGGCGCCTCGTTGCGTCGGTGTCCCACGAGCGGGTCGTAAGTCTCTACGACCGCGCGGCCGAGCTTGGGATAACGAGCGATCAGTTGATCGAGGCGGTCCTTCGCGACCACCTGGCTGAAGTCTCCGAAGACGACCTCGATAGGTCGGCCCGACGAACCCGCGCGCAAAGACGAGCTAAGGAGCTGTTGAACCAATGACGATTCCCCGTGACAGGACGCTCGAAGTCGCCCCGTCGCCGCTCAAGTGCAACGGCTGTCGGCAGGGCTACCACGACCCTCATTCTCGGCGCTGCAACAACTGCGGAGCGACCGACCACTTCCCCGCCAAGTACCTGCGTCGTCGCAACATCGGTGGCAAGCGCGGGCGCAACAGCGGTACGACTGGAACGGCGAAACACAAGGCATAAGATGGCTGAGTTCACCGAGCAGTCCCGCGAGCAGCGGCAGTACGAGGCGCTGCGGAGGATCAGGCACATCGTAAGCAAGCCGATCGGAATGACCCGCGCCGACATTCTCTGCGAGATCAAGCTTGCCGCTGAGGACGGGTTGGGAACGCTCCGTGCGAAGCGATGAGGTGGCCGAACGGCTACGCGAGGACACCCCTTTCTACGCGAGGCACCTGCTCAAGATCGCCGACAAGCGGGGCCAGATCGTCCCGTTCAACTTCTCCCCCGCCCAGATCGCCCTAGACGCCGCGCTCGAAAAGCAGCGAGCGGAGGGCAAGCCGATGCGGGCCGTGATCTTGAAGGCGCGGCAGATCGGATTCTCCACGGCGGTACAGGGCAAGCTGATCCAGCGCGCGACGACCCGCCCCAACTACAACGTTGTAGTCGTCGCGCACGACCGCGACACCGGGGCGAAGCTCTACCGGATCGGCAAGCGCATGTACGACCTGCTCCCCGACGACCCCGCGTGGAAACCCGAGCTCGCCGGCACCCGCAGGGGCCGGGAGCTGCACTTCCTGAACGGCGGCAAGCGGGCGCTCTCACAAGGCGGCGGATTCCCCGATTCGGTCTATCTCGTAGACACGGCAGGCGAGTTCCAGGCGGGTCGAGGCGGCACCTATCAGGCCGTCCACGCATCGGAAGCGGCTTTCTGGGACGACCTCGTTACGAAGCTGACCGCGCTCAAGAACGCAGTTCCATCGCACCCCGATTCCATGTTCATTATCGAATCGACCGCGAACGGGCATAATGACTTCAAGGGCCTTTGGGACGACGCCGAGGCCGGCGTCAACGATTACGTCCCGTTCTTTTGGCCGTGGTGGAAAGAGGAGCAGTATTCGCTTCCCTTCGCCAATGAGGACGAGAAGGCGCGGTTTCGCATCGGCGACACATCGCAGTCGCGGTTCGCCGAGGGCGAGCAGGAACTATTCGACCCCGGACCGATCGACTCGATGACCGGCGAGCATTGCCCGCTCACCGTCGAGCAGCTTCACTGGCGGCGTAGGACGATCGCCAATGAGTCGTCGGGCAAGTTCGAGCAGTTCATGCAGGAGTACCCCGCCACCCCGCAGGAGGCTTTCGTCGCCTCCGCCCGGCAGGTATTCGACCCCCACCTGATGCGCGGCGTTCTGATCCGCACCCGGATCTCCGACCCCCGCGACCCGAGCCCCGATGGACCCGCGCTCGGAAAGCTCGTCGCCACAAAGCAGAGCAGGCGCACTCTACCGAGTGGAGACACGGTTTCAATCCCCGGCGCCGCGAAGTTCGTGCCTGCGTCGAAGCTTCAACTCGGCGAAGCAAGCGATTGGAGGTTTTGGCACGACCCCGCCTCCCCCTACACCGACCAAGCCGTGATCGGCGTAGATGTAAGCGGCGGCGCCCCGGAGGTCGAGGGCGCGCAGCCGGCCTATCACGCGATCGAGGTGATCGACCACAAGACCCGCGAGCAGTTGGCCGAGTACCGAAGCCGCGTCGATTCCGACCTTCTCGCCGAGCAGATCTATCTCGCCTGCCTGCATTTCAACCGCCCCTGGTGCGCCATCGAGATCACGGGTTCATGGGGCGTTCCGCCCGCCGACCGGCTTTGGCGGGGCTACCACTACCCGTTCATGTATTTCCGTCATTCGGTGGGCAAGAAGATGGACCGGCAGGAAAACCAACTCGGGTGGGACACGAACGCTCGGACCCGGCCGCTGCTGCTGGCCCACGCCGCCGAACTGCTCCGCGAGGACACCCACGGGATCAAGTCGTTCGGGCTGGCGATGGAAATGTCCACCCTCGTCCGTGAGGAGTCCGGCAAGATCGCGCCTGAGCGCGGCAAGTATTCCGACCGCTTCATGGCTTGGGCGATTGCGCAGTACGTCGCTCAGACGCAACCGCTCAAGCGCGACTTCAGTAAACCCGCGCCTCAGCAGATTCGTGACCCGGTCACCGCCTGGTGAGAAGCGTCCGACCGGCATCGCTAGGATTCCAAATCTCCTCGTGCGGCCTCCCGACTAGAGCGCCCGGCGTTCCTCCCCGCCGGGCGCTCGTCGTTTTGGTAGGATGCGGCGATGGTCGATTTCGTCCTGACCCTGATCGGCTACGCGCTGTCCGCCATGATGCTCGTTGCACTCGTCATCGTCGCCGGCTGCGTCCTTTTCGGGGCCATCGCACTTGGCGCCTGGGCGGTAAACGGGATTCGTCCCGGCGGTTAGTTCCTCCGACTTTTCCGTCCGCTCACCTTCTCTATCCTCTGGGTGGATAGCGTTGCTATCCGCCCATGCCCCTCGAACTGTGGATACCCGACACAGCGCGCCCCGCTTACCGATGCAATGTATGTGAGCGCGAGTTCGGCTCCAAGCAGCGGGAGGCGTGGCGCCGTCACGTCATCAAATGCGCCGAGGTAAACGAAGAAGTGATCGCGCAGGAACACGCGGATAGTCAGAAGGTCGCGTTTTCGGGCATGGACGAGGACACGCGAGGCGAATACCTTGAGGTCCGACAGAAGGCGCTCCGAGAGGGTCGCGTCGGAAAGGGCCTTCACTCTCCGAGGTCGGCAGCGAAGGGGTGGGTTCGATGAGGCGCGAGTGGAACGTCCCGCTGTTTGCCACCGAACTCGCCGAAGACGAGGAGGCGGCGCGCGCTCTTGCGGCGGTTTCTGAGCCGCGATTCCTAGAGTCCGTACAAGCGGCGCTTGAGCTCGCGCAGGCAAACGGGGAGAAGATTTGTGTCGCCACCGTGCGGGGTAAGTACGACGCCGAGGGAAACCGCGTCGATGGTGAGGACGACGCGATCGGCCAGTTCCGTACTGACGGCTATCAGTTCAGCACCGCCGAGGAGTCCTGGCAGATCGAGCGCAACGCCGATCTTGAAGGCGTCACGGTTTCGCAGATGTTCGCGCTTGAGCTGGCCGTCAAGCTGACGCCGGCCCTAGTCCGCTCCCTGCTCGACCTCAAGGTGATCTTCGACCGCTTCGGAGGGCAGGCGTGGATCGCCCCTTACGTCCTTGAGGATCAGATCGTCGGCTACGTCTTTGTGTGGGAGCATATTTCCAAGCTCGGCCGCGGCAAGGAACCGGACGCACGGATCGCCGAGCCGCTGCCCCTGAAGGTCGCAAGTGCTGACGAGTAGCGAATACGAGCGCTCGCTACCGCCCGAGCATAAGGTCGCGCTGACCAAGACCATCAAGTCGGTCGAGGCCGCGCAGAAGGTTCACGACGCCTACCTCGCCCGCTGGACGGAGGCGTATCAGCTTCACCGCAACCACACCGCACTTAGGAACTACGTCGCCACCGCCGCCGACCGGGACGCTGCGGTCCGTGAGGCGGCATCGTATTGGAAAGCGCAGCTTTTCATTCCGCTGATCTTCGGGACGATCGAAACCATCGTCCCGCGCACCCTTTCCAACAACCCGACGATGACCGTTCGGCCGAACGTCCCCTCTGCGGTCGAGAAGTGCCAGACGATCAAGGAGCTGTTGGAGCAGCAGCAGCGCGACATTAGCTACGACCTCCGGTTGCAGCCGACCGCGCGACGCGGGTTCAAGTACGGGCTCGGGGTTCAGAAGACCTTTTGGGAGCGCAAGGTGCGGCGGGTCGTCAAGCGCGAGCCGCGCAAGCTGCTCCGAGGCGACCGCGCCGTCGTCGCCGAGATCGTTTCCTTCGAGGGGCCACAGGTCGAAGACGTTGACGTGGCGGACTTCTTTTGGGACCCGGCAGCGAAGGACGTTGAAAGCGCCCGCTGGCTGATCCACCGGACCTGGCGCGACCTCGCTTACATCAAGCAGCGTATGGAGTTGGGCGAGTGGTTTGCCGAGGCCGATGGTCCCAAACCGCCCGATCAGATCACCGACTACCTGAAGATGATCGGCGAGTCGGGCACCGGCGGGATGGACTCGACCTCGCTTTGGGGCGACCGGCTCGGCCAGCTTGGGATCAGCGGGCAGGACACCCGCGCGGGCCGCGACCACGAAGTTCTTGAGTTCCACGACCGCGAGCGCGTCTACATCGTCATCAACCGGCAGTTCGTCGCGGTTTGCGACGTTTCCCCGTTCTGGCACCGGGAAATGCCTTTCCAGATTTTCCGCCCGACCTTACAAGAAGGCGAGTTCGTCGGTATCTCCGAGATCGAGCCGATCAAGCATCTTCAGCACGAGCTCAACACGATGCGCGGGCAACGGCGCGACAACGCCAACTTTGTGGTCGATCGCGTTACTGCCTACATGGAGGGGATGGTCGATCCCGAGGCCCTGAGGCGCGGACCCGGCGCGCTGATCCCCACGGTCGGCGACCCGAGCGAGATTATTTTCCAGCTCCCCGTCGAAGACCTCCCGGCCTCCTCTTACCGCGAGGAGGAGGCAATCAAGGCCGACTTCGATCGCGCCACGGGGATTGACGAGTCCGTGGCGGGTGCCGGCGCGGCCGGCGACACCGCAACCGGGACGCAACTCGTCCAACAGGCGGCGGGAGTCAGGATCGCGCAGAAGACCAAGAACCTGATGGCCGAAACGGTGCGGCCGGCGGCGCGACAGTTCCTTGAGCTGAACCGCCAGCACCTCTCCGAGCCGCGCCCCATCCGTATCGACAAGCCCGAAGGTGGCTACGACTTCCGCGCGGTTGGGCCGGAAGACCTGGCGGCGGACGTGGACGTTTCCCCCGACGCGGGCTCGACCGAGCCCGAAAACCGCGTCCAGAAGGTCAACGACGCGCTCACGGTTTTCAACCAGCTTGTCCAAAACCCGCAGATCGACCAGCGCAAGCTAGTCCTCTACCTGCTTGAGCAGAACGAGGTTCCCGATCCCGAGTCCTTCCTTGCCCCCGAAGCACCGAATGTCGGGGATGCACTAATGGCGGTCGGGGAGGCGATGGCCGAGAAGGGGATTCCCGACGAGGAGATTCAGAAGTTCTTGGAGCCGATCGCGGCTCAAGTTGCGCCACCGGAGGCGCAGCAGGAAGGCGCGCCCGCGCCCGATCAACCCGCGCCCGCAGAGGCCGCATAGGTAAGGAGTAACGAATGGCCTCACTAACACGGTTGGGCATAACTGGAACCCGCTCCTTCACAACGCGCGGACAATGGCCGACTTCTTTGCGGAGCATTAGATGAGCCTCACCCTAGACGTATCTGCAACCTTCCCCGATGGCACCTCTGTCGGGGTTTACGGGATCAACACGC